TCTATGTAATGAATAACGTAAGACTAGAATATGCTGATGGTTCTGGAGACTTCCCTGTTTCTAACGACTATCGTAGAATTGGTCTTATTCGTGATCCATTCAATCATGGTACTACAACTGTATCGTCTGCAACAACTTTGTCTGCAACCAAATCACTAACTTTTCAGTCTGGTGGTCTATCTGGAACATTTGCAACTGATGAAACAATTACTGGTGGGTCTTCTAGTGCATCTGCGAAAGTAATAGATTGGAACGCTTCAACAAGAGTTCTAAGATATTATCAAGATATCAATACTGGATTTACTGCATTCACAGGTTCTGAAACCGTGAGTGGTGGTACATCATCTGCATCTGGAACTGTTTCAGCATTGAATAATCCAGAAGTCGCAGTAGACAGTGGTGATATTATGTACATAGAACATCGTAGACCTATTAATCGTGCTTCGGATCAGATTGAAGACATTAAATTGGTTATTGAATTCTAGACTAAATACTATTAACAACTTATAGTATTTTTTTAGAGAAGATATCGGAGCAATATAAATGGCAGTTATAGACTTTAATGTAGACCCTTACTATGATGATTTTGAGGGAACTACTGGTGCAAAATCAAAGGACTTTCATCGTGTTCTCTTTCGACCTGGATTTCCAGTTCAGGCGAGAGAGTTAACTCAATTACAATCAATCTTACAAAATCAGATTGAAAAGCATGGGAGACACGTTTTCAAAGAAGGTTCAATGGTTATTCCAGGAGACCTTGCATATGATATGCAATACGACTTTATTAAAGTTCAGTCAACATTTAATGCACAAAACGTAGAAAGTTACAGAGCAGACTTTGTAAATAAGATTATTACAGGTTCTGAAAGTGGTGTTAAAGCGAGAGTTATTGGAACACTTGCGGCCACCTCGACTACTCCATTAACACTATATGTAAAATATGAAGATAGTGGCACATCTAATGAGGCCATTGCTTTTTCAATAGGTGAAAATGTAACATCTCTGAATGCTGACAATACAACTGCTAAAAACGCTCTATTATCTACAAATCAAACTACAGAATTGACGGCATCTTTATTTACTACTGGTACCGTCAATTCCTCGAACAATCTTAGCGCCGCCGGTGCTTTACTAAACAAATTCGATAGGTCTGCCGTACTTGCCGCAGGCACAAGCGATACTGTGGGTAGAGGTTCTGCAATTCAAATTCAAGCAGGTGTTTATTTTATTAATGGATTCTTTGTACAAAATGAAGCACAAAGTATACTACTTGATAATTACTCGCCTTATCCTTCTTATCGTATCGGGTTTCAAGTTACTCAATCAACTACAACACCTGAAGAAGATGCGACATTAAAAGATAATGCTCAAGGTTCATCTAACTATGCCGCTCCCGGCGCACATAGATATAAGATTACATTAACACTAGTTAAGAAAGAATTGACTGCAAGTGATGATGTAAACTTCATCGAACTAACAAGAGTAGAAGACGGTCAGATTTCTAAGATGACTGACAAAGCAACTTATAACTTTTTACAAGAAGAGTTTGCTAGAAGAACTTACGATGAAAGTGGCGACTATGAAGTAAAACCATTTAGATTAGATGTTCGTGAACACTTATCGTCTGGTTCAAATAGAGGTGTTTGGTCTTCTGCCGAAACAGGTGATGCAACAAAACTTGCTCTAGGCGTAGAACCTGGTAAAGCATACGTTCAAGGTTATGAAGTTGAATCCCAAGTAACAAAATTTATCAATACCCCTAAACCACGAACATTCAATAGTGTAGTTGATACTCCAATTCAAACAGATGTTGGTAACTTTATTCTTGTAAAAAACCTTACAGGTCTTCCTGATATTAATGATTTTCCAGAAGTTCATATTTATGACAACTTCATTGCTGGTAATGGAGGTGGCGGTGCCGCCGCATCAATCGGCACTTGTAACATTCGTGGTATTCAATTACATGATGGTGACTTTACTGGAACTATCTCAGATGTAAAATATAAATTAGGCATCTTTGATATTCAAATGAATGATGGTAAAGACTTTGCTAGAGATGCAAGAGCATTCGGCGATAACGCTACTGTAGGTAGTGCAACATTCACTTGCGATATCAATCCAAAACTTATTACACTTTCTGGTTCTGTAACAACTACCGCAGACCCTACTGTAGTTGGTGTAGGTACTCTATTCTTATCTCAACTTAGAGCAGGCGATAGAATGTTCGTAAATGATGTTGATGTTGGTGAAGTTGCCGCAACAGGTACCTTTAACAATCTTAGTATTGAACTAGCGGCAAATGCTATTTCTAATATTGCTGGCGGTACGATAAAACGTATGTCTGCAGAACTTCTAAGACCTCATCAGAAAATTCTAGTGTTTCCAACTGGATACTTTAGAACAAGAAAAATTCGTGGTAGTGATGCACAGAATCCAGATAATGTATTATCCTCAACTTATACAGTAAGAAGACAACTTACAACTCAAAATATTACTGCTGGACAATTAACTTTCACAGTTCCAACTAACGAGAGTTTTGCATCTGTATCTAACTTACAAAACTTTATATTAATAGCGAGTTCTGCAGGTACAGGTACTCTTGCATCTGGTGACGTAGGCGCAGTCATACCACTTGTCGCCGCAGACTTAGCATTAACAAACTCTAATAGAACACTTACAATCAGTAATGTCAATAATAAGACGCTACCTACTAGTGCTAGTCCTGTTAATGGTGTTACTTGTACTCTAATTGCTTCTGTTACAATCACAGGTGCCGCTGGAGCAGAGAAACAAAAAGCACTACAGTCTAACCAAACAGTACAGATAACAACTCAAGGCGCCGCACAAAAAACAGAAGTAACTCTCGGTAAAGCAGATGGTTACGCATTGAAGTCTGTTAAAATGGCGGCAGACTTTAGTACAAACGCAACTGCAACTTCTCAAGATGTTACAGATAGATACGAATTCGATAATGGTCAAAGAGATGCATTTTATGACTTAGCAAGAATTAGACTGAAACCTGGTCGTCCAGCACCAACTGGTCGTATTCTAGTAACATTCGATTACTTCACTCATGCTGGTGGTGATTATTTCTCAGTAGACAGTTACGATGGTATTGTTTCTTATGAAAATATTCCATCATATACTTCACCTGATGGTGATGGTGATACTTACGATTTGAGAGATTGTCTAGACTTTAGACCAAGAATTGATGACGCTGGTGTAAACTTTACATCTTCAGGCGCATCTGCAACTGAACTACCTATGGTAGGTACAAACTTCAATGCAGACTTCTCATACTTCTTAGGACGTATTGATAAGATTGCAATGAACTTTGATGGAACTCTTATAAGAATTGCTGGTGTTCCTGATATTAATCCTAAACCACCACTCGACCTTGGTAAAGCAATGACACTTTTTGAAGTGACAATGAAACCTTATGTTGTCAATACTTCAGAAGTCTTATCTAAAAAAATTAAAAACAGACGCTATACAATGCGTGACATTGGTCGTCTTGAAACAAGAATTTCAAATCTTGAAGAAGTTAGTTCACTTAATTTGCTAGAAAAAGCAACAACAGACTTGTTAATACCTGATGCAGATGGTAATCCACGTTTGAAAAATGGATTCATCGTAGATAATTTCAAAGGTCATGGTATTGGTAATGTAGGATCGCCTGATTATCGTGTCGCAGTAGATATGAAACGTAGACTTGCAAGACCTATGGCGCATACTGAAATTGCAACTATGACAGAAACTTTAGATAATGACACTGCAAGAACATCTGCTTTTTATAGAAAACATAAAGATGGCATTATTACACTTGACTATAGCGACCTAGAATATATAAAAAATCCATATGCTACAGATAGCATGGAAGTTAATGCATACAAAGTCAATCCATTTACTGGTGAGATGATACTTACACCTGCTTCTGATGATTGGAAAAGTACAACTCGTAGACCAGACTTGGTTGTTGTAGATGATAATAACTTTGATGCAATTCAATTCTTAGCAGATGAAATTGGTGTTGAAGGTACAGTTTGGGAAGCATGGCAAGATAACTGGTTTGGAGAACAAATATTTACTGGAGAGCAAGTAATAGGTTCTTCTCAGCAAGGTGGTTGGAATGGTAACATTCTACAACAAACTGGCACACAACAAGTCGGACAAGTACAAACTGGCGTTGAAACTAAACTTTTAA